CTGTGGGAAAATCATTTCCGTGTACATTCCCACTTGCAGGTAGTTTCGCCCTAACCTCGACATATCTTCTTGTGTCAAGTAGGAACTAAAAAATTTTTGAGATTTTACAAGCCGTTCATAGGTGGAAGACCACCCGTGAACGGCTTGTAACATTCAGCCTATTTGATTTCTGCTTTCTCAAAGATGTCTTTGAACTTCCAGACGATTTCGATGTCGTTCTGTCCATGAACATAGATAACAGAGATCAGCGCATGGGCAAGCTCGTAAGTAAGCCCTTCGTATTTCTGGAACTCGCCGACCACCTTGTCAAGTCTCTCATCGGAGCAGGGATGCTCAGAATCAAGCTCCTGCATCCGCTCATGGCCTTGCCGGATTGCTTCTTCACTTTCGGTTATCTTGGCGTCCACCTCAGCTTTTCGCTTGAGATATTCCGCCTTTGTGATGCTGGCCGAAGTGTACTTCTCATACAGCCGGAGCTTGACTCCCTTGAGCTGTTCAGACTGCTTTTGCAGATCGCGGATTGTATCGGCACATTCTGAGATAGCAGATTTTCTCCGCTTGCTGATCTCGTGTTCTTTGACTGCTTTCTTTTCGACCAACGCAAGCATTTGTCCAATCGCATTGTATGCCGTGTTTTCAATCCATGCCTCGCTGTACCTCTCGCCAACCGGACACTCTGTACCGCGGTCATGCGTCGAGTGGGTACACTGGTAGAAATATCCGCCCTCATTCCTGAGCTTGCGCCGGGTAAGGGCGCGTTTGCAGTTGCCGCAGCACACAAGGCCCTTGAGTGGGTAATGGTGCGGGTTCCGTTTGGGCTTCTTTCTGCCTCCCCGGATGACGGCTTGTGCCAGCTCGAACTCTTCTTTGCTGACAATGGCTTCGTGCATCCCTTCGACAACAATCCAGTCCTCTTTCTCTTGTGAAATAGTTTTCCGAGAACCAACGCCGCCGGATTTTCGCTTATGGCCGACCGTTGCCCCTGTGTAAACATAACTGGTCAGGAGCTTGTAGACCATAGATGCCGTCCAGCTTATCTTGTCGCTCATATAGCTGAATTTCTTCTTGTCAGGATGTTTGCCCTTGAAATATTGCCCCGGCGTCGGGATGTTGTCATCGTTCAGGCCAAGGGCAATCTGCGAGGTATTTCTGCCTTTCAGGGCTTCATCGAAGACCCTGCGCACGACCTCTGCCGCCTCCGGGTCAAGCTTGAGCTTGTTGCGGATTTCCGGGTGAAGCACATAGCCGTAAGGAGCGTACCCGCCCACATACTTGCCCTGCTTCATCATCTGAATTTTGGCGGTTGTTGTTTTGACTGAGAGATCCTTGCTGTATGCGGCATAGATGATGCTGCGCATAACCACCTCAAGACCGCCGGTTGTTCCCTTGTAATCATCGCTGTCATATCCGTCGTTGATGGAGATGAAGCGAACGCCCATAAACGGGAAAGTGCATTCGAGATAATTGCCAGTCTCGATGTAATCACGAGAAAAACGCGAAAAATCTTTGACGCAGATCAGGTTGATCTCGCCGTGCCGGACTTTCTCCATCATCGCAGAAAACTGAGGCCGGTGAAAGTTTGTCCCGGTATAGCCGTCATCTGCGAACTCAAGCCTCGGATATTTGGAAAGCGTCGGGTGGTTGGCAAGGTATCGGTTGATGAGCATACGCTGGTTGCCTATGCTGTCACTCTCAGCTTTGTTGCCGGTTCCGGTATCTTCATCAGCCATAGAGAGGCGGATGTAGATGCCGATTGTGTAGTCTTTGCTCATTTACATCGCCTCCTGAACTTCTTTGATACTCTGGATGGTCAGCTCGTAGATGTCACCGTACTTCATGACCAGCTCCACAGCGCCGCCCTCATGGACTTTGACCAATTCAACAGACTCGTCTACCAAATCCTGCGTGAGCTGTGTCGCGGTGCTGACGGATTTCATCAAGGTAATCCACTTGTTATCGACCGACATAGCCTCGTTGAACTTGCTCCGGCGCTGCACCGCCTCATCCAGACGGCGGGACAGGTCAGCGTATTGTTCATCGTAGCTCTTCTTGGCGAAGGCATATTCCTCTTCATCCAGAAGCCCCTCGGCATAATCCTCATAGAGGCGTGTCCGCTTCTTGGAAACGCCGTTGAGTCTCAGATTGAGGCTCGTAATGAGGGCATTCTGTTGATCGCGGATGTTCTTCTCACCCTCGCTGCCCCTGAGCTTATCCAGCAGCTTGTCATAATCAAGCGCTGCCTCCACTTGAAGCTGGATCGCCGCAAGCACATTTGCTTCGAGTGTGTCCTGCCTCGTATAATGGGAAGTACAGTGCTCATAGCGCCGTCCTACGGAGGTGCTGCATTCGTAGTAGGCATACCAGCGCCCCCGCTTGTCCTTGTCAATCCTCTTGCGGTGGAAGTACATCTTCTTACCGCAGTCCGCACAGACAATTTTGCCCTCGAAGAGGTTAATGAGCGTTGCCCGGACTTCTTCGGTCTTCTGCATACTCGTCTGGCGAGCCTCAGAAGCCGCTTGGATGATGTCCTGCACCTTCTGGAAATCCTCACGGGAAATAATCGCCTCGTGTGTGTTCGGGAACACGATCCACTGGTCTTTATCCTTGACATTGTGAGATTTGATGCCCTTGTAGATCGCTTTCATGGAGCGTCCAAGTACGGTATCACCCACATAATGCGGATTGGTCAGGATGCCGTACAGCGTTGAGCTGTACCAGCCTTTGCAGGAGCAGCCGTCGCCTTTGCGGGTCCCGTTCTGGCGCTTCCGCAGCTCTGTGTTCGGCGCACCCAGCCGGTCAAGCTCGTCAAGGATCATCGGGATTGACCATCCCTCGATTTTCCACTGGAACATGAACCGCACATACTGCGCCGTCTCTTCGTCAATGACCATATTAGTGTGTTCTTCATTCCAACGATAGCCATACGGGAGATTGCGCTTCTGGAATGTCCCTTGCTCCATCTGCGCTTTCAAGGCGGTGGAGACTTTCCGGGAAATATCCTTTGAATACAGGGCGTTTATCATGTTTTGCAGCGGGATCATCAGGCTCTCATTTGAGCCGTCTGTATCGAAGTTGTCGTAGTGCTCCTTGATGGCAATGAACCGCAAGCCAATCTGCGGGAAGATGCGCTCAAGGTAAGTGCCGGTTTCTATATAGTCACGGCCAAAACGGCTGAGATCGCGGACTACAAGGCATTTTATTCTGCCGCTCTTGATGTCGGTCATCAGCCGGTTGAACTCCGGCCTGTCAAAAACCGTTCCCGTCCGTCCGTTATCCACATAGACATCGACGGGATCGAGGTAAGGACACCCTGCAATATAGGACTTGCATATCTCAATCTGATTGGTGATGACATCCACCTTTTCAGACTTGCCGCTGTTCTCCACAGAGAGACGGGCATAAATGGCTGTCGGGAAGATTTGCAGCGGTGCTGCTTCGCAAACCGGCTCTGCTGCTACGATTTTTCTGCTTTTTCGTGCCATACACTCATCCCTCCTTTATCCGGCAATGGCAAGTTCGTCGGCATAGCCGAGAACATATTCAAGTGTCTGCTGATATTCGTCTTTATACTTGAAGACAATCTCTATTGCATGATTCTCATAAATCAGGATGCGGTCAACCAGCGCCATGAGGACGCGGCGGTTCAGTTCTTCAATGTTTTCATACTGTTTGAAGAGCGTCACCCAGTTCCGTTCCGTAGCCCCTGTTGTGACTGACTGCTTCATTTCTTTCTTCACACGGAGAAGGGCTTCCTGCTTTTCCTCAATGATTTTGGTGTAGCTGTTGCGGAACTCAAAGTATTCCGACTTGTCGATGATCCCGTCTGAAAGGTCTTCATACAGCCGGAGCTTGAGCTTCTGATAGCGCTCAATCTCTTCTTCGAGCTTCGCAATCTGCGCTTCATAGTTAAACGCTTTGCGGTTTTGAGAAGGAAGCCGTTCGATCATCTCAAGCGCTTTTTCCAGATTGACCACAAGCTCGATTTGATCATGGATGGCACGGAACACCTTTTCCTCGACCTCTTTTGCACTGATGCTGTGCGGGCTGCAGGTCCGGTTGTGCTTATTTGTCGAACAGACATAGTAGATATACTTCTTCGTCTTCGACGGAACTGTCTTGCGCGTCATGGACTGCTGGCAGTCCCCACAAAACAGGAAGCCGGAAAACAGGTGTGCCTCGTCCTGATCCGGCGAGCAGCGCATATCCCGCTTCATCATGGTCTTGACCGCCATGAAGTCCTCATAGGAAACAAGCGCTTCGTGCGCTCCCTCAACTTTAACCCACTCGGTTTCGTCCTTCGGCTGCACAATACGCACCTTGTAGTTTGGCGTACCGCGCTTGCCTTGGGCAAGAACGCCGATGTAGACTTCGTTGGTGAGGATGCGCTGGACAGCTTTGTAAGTCCACTTTGCAGTGTCGCCAGTCTTGAAGACGGTATCGAACTTCACCCCCGCCGAGTGCTTATATTCCATTGGGGAAAGCACACCCATCTGATTCAGCCTTGCGGCAATGCGACCGATGGAGAAGCCGTCCTTATACATGGCAAAGATCATCTGTACATACTCGCTGACGGCCTCATCGACGATGAGCTGGTTTTTATTCTCCGGCGATTTCTTGTAGCCATAGGGCGCGAACGCTCCAACAAACTCGCCGTTCTTCTGTTTGACTTCCAGGCTGGAACGGATTTTCATGGAAATATCCTTGCAGTAGGAATCGTTGATGAGGTTTTTGAACGGGATGACAAAGGAATCCGACTGCGGATCGCCGGTGAGGCTGTCGTAAGCATCATTGACCGCGATAAAGCGGATGCCGAGCTGCGGAAATATCTTTTCCAGATACCGCCCGCCGTCGATGTAGTTTCTCGAAAAGCGGCTGAGGTCTTTGACCACGATGCAGTCAATCGCACCCTTGCGGATCGCGTCTTCGAGCTTTTTGAAGTTCGGACGACTGAAGGAAACGCCGCTATACCCATCGTCAATGAATGGCTCACAGACAATTTCCAGATCGTCATGCCTTGCGATGTAGTCCTCGCAAATGGCTCGCTGGCTTACGATGGAGTTGCTTTCAATTTTGTCTCCATCCTCACGGGACAAGCGGCAGTAAATCGCTGTCCGGTAAACTTTTTTGGACATAAAAATAACCTCCGTTTTCTGTTTGGTGTGATACACAAATCAGAAAGACGAAGGCTTCTGCTTCTTACTATGAGAAAACAAGACAAAGCCACATGACCCTCAAGGGCAGCGGCTTAGTCCGTGTATTCTTTTTTGACCTGACTTCATTGTATCACAGGCTCAATCGCTTGTCCATAGAACCGGGTGAAAAGATTCAGCTTGTTCATAATCAAAGCCCTCTCAGATAATGTTCTAGGCAGTCCTCCAAGGTGGTGTCTGTCTTCGAGAAGCTGATCTTCACAACGGTCTTCCCGTCCAGATAACAATATGGATTTTTGATCTGCTGAATGAAATCCCGCAGCCGTTCATTCTGCGGATCAGCAGGCTCAAGCCGGATGCTGTCCCGCTGGACAAGGGTACTGCGGTCAACCGTCTTCGGATTGACGCTTCTCATGGTTTCTATACTCATCATATTGCAAACACCTCCCTGATGATGTGAACTGTATTCAGGACAAAAGGATATGGCGGAGCGCCTGTTGGGGACACTCCGCCACATAGTTTTCATCCTGAAAACTTGTATGCTGAATGTAGCTAATTGGTTTGTTTCGTGTTCCAGCATATTTGCAGCTCGCACCCCTGCCGGAAGAGCCTTACGGCTCCGGGAATGCTACGGACTACCAACGGTTAATCGGTATCATGGGAATCTCACCCCTCCGAGGAACGCTCCGAGCCACCCCCGGCAACCCGGGGACGGAAGTATCATTATACCCAACTTCTCCATCATGGCGAACTGCCGCACCACACGGCAGTTTAACCTCTCTGTTGATCGCTCGCTTCCCGTAGGAAGGTCTTGGCGGCAGAAGGCAAGTCGCTTCGAGAAAAGAGGAAAGATCCGCAGCACTGGATATTCGGTTTTCAAGGTACTGTGAAGCTGGTCTTGATTGACCCCTTCACTTTACAACGGACATTTTTTTGCCGTTTGTCCGGGGAATCACAAAAATTTTTTGAATTTTTTTCTGAGTGCATTGGCAATGTCCCATACGGTGGATTTTCGCAACCCATATTCCTCTGCAAATGCCCGGATGGTCTTATCTCCCAGAAGGCATTGGTCAAAAATTGCAAGATGGGTGGAATTGAGTGTTGCCCGAAAATCTTGGATTACAAGTTTTGCAAGAACCCCGTCAGTGAAGTCCTCTTTGTCAGCCAACCACCCTGATGACTTCACATCATCCTCTGGCACAGCGTCCAGCGACAGTATAGTGGAAGGTTGCGTTTCTTCTTCGTCTCCGCTGGCAGACGAGCCGCTGGGATCATAGGATCGCCGCAACTTCTTTTCCTCATTGCGGAGCATCTTCATGACCTCGCGGTCAACCTCCGTAGTCTCGCCGGTGGCCTTCACGCGCACCATGCACTTGCCATCCTCGGTAGTCCAGAGATCGTAGTCGAACTCAACGGGTGTTTTGGGGATTCTTTTCATTGTCTTGTCCTTTCCGCTGGCTCGAAGCAGCGGATGGACAAGACTTAAAAAGAGCCGCATGACCGGTGAGTCCTTCTTCCCATACCGATAAAACAGAGCTTAGAAAACTCTGTTCATGCGGCATTAGGAAGACTCACCAATCAGCGGCTCCACAGCACAGCTATAAAATATTGAATTGTATTTGTTATCTCCTTACCTTCTGTGAAGGTGGAGGAATAACCGTCTCATGTTGATCACATCAAATACAGTTTCCCGGCCACAGGCTTTGCACTTGGCCTGTATGTGACCACGGGAATCCTCGAATACGGCGATAGCGTTGTGCCCACAATACGGACACTTCACCATACGCATCTTCTGGTTGACAATGGCGCTTCGCGCCCTGCGGATTTTCTCCTGCATCTCCGGTGAAGGATCTGAGACACGGATGTTTTTCTTCATGCCCACACCTCCAACGGATCGTTATACTCACTGTATGGCCGGGTTTCCAAGTGGCCGAGCTGTTTCAGCCGGATGACTGCGGCGGTCTTGGAAACACCAAACTGCTGGCAGATCCTATCAAGGGCAACCTTGTCCCAATAGGCATAGGTGCCATCGTAGCTGATAAGCTTCCTGCCTCTGGCGTAGTACGCAACGGCAAGGTCTATTTCCCGCTGGGGCATCAGGATTGCCGCCCCTAAGACATTGGCTTGCCATTCATTCCAGTCCTCGCGGGTCTTTAGCTCCCGAAGAGAGTATGCTGCCCGGGCGGAGTATTTCCGCCGACAGGCTTCCCGGATTTTATCCGTCTCCATCTGAAACAGAATTTGATGGGCGCACTCATGGGCGAGCGTAAAGCGGCGCTTCCCGCAGAGCTTGCGTATCTGGAAAGGCTGAATAAAGCTCGCATCCATCAAGACCTGATTGCGGTGCAGAGGGAAGGAATATTGCATCCCGTCTTTCTCAATAATGTACTCGGTATCTGCATAAGCCGTCAGCCCACAGATGCTTCCATCGGTAGACAGGTCTGCAAAAGAGACATTGAGGCCGAGATATTCGCTGGCAAACTGGTCAATCGGTGTACCGCGAGGCAAACGCGCCCCATCGGTATCAGGGCCGAAGAAGAACTCGTTGAAGTCCTTCGTGACCGCTGCTGCGATCTCTTCAATATCTCTGTGTGACAAAATCATCTCGCTCCCTCCTTCGCTTCTACAAACCATTTGTTGCCTTCTTGGAAGAGATAAGATTCCCTTCCACGGATCATCACAGTATAACGGATGCCCCCACCGCCTACCTTCTTGGAGGCGGCACGGCATTTGTACAGGATTTGGTCAATCTGAAAAATCAGGCCGTTTTCCCAGCGGATGAACCGGGGATGACATACTCCTTCTTCGTCAACATCCAAGTTGACCGAAACATACGCCTTCCGGCAATGTGTGTTCGTCATAGCCTACCTCCCATTGTCCTGAAAGTTACGCAAAACCGCGCATAACTCGTTTGTTTCTGTTGACACCCGCACTGTTCGTGTGGTATCATTAACACGAACGGTACTTTCGTGTTTGCAAAGAGTATAGCACGAACGGCATTTTCGTGTCAACCACTTTGGCGAAACTTCTGTTCGTGTTCACAAAAATTTTTAGAAAGAGGTGCCTTATGAGCTTCAAGGACAGACTAAGGGAAAAAAGGTTGGAAGCGAATCTCACACAGGTGCAGCTTGCGGAAAAAGTGTCGATAAGCGCAAGGACTATTCAGAATTATGAGTTAGGTACCCGCAAGCCTATGAAGTACGAGGTTGTCGAGAAATTAGCGGCGGTTTTAGATACCACTCCTGAGTATCTGCTTGGACAAAGTGGAATGCTTGTCGTCGCGGCGCATGAGAAGGGCGGCTCTAAAGCAGCCAGAGATATAGATGAGCTTGTCAGTGAAGTGACTGGTATGTTCGCCGGTGGTCGGCTCAGTGACGAAGCGCTCGATGGCGCGATGAAAGCACTGAACGAAGCCTATTGGATCGCCAAAGAGAAAAACAAGAAATACACTCCAAAGAAATACCGTAAGGGAACAAGCGAACAGTGAGGCTATTCGCTGTTTGCGATGCCCCCATCAGCGGGAGGTGAGACGATGAATGCTGAAAATCTCTCGAAGGTCGGCAGCAGGCTTGTAAAGCGCTGCGGGACGCGAGATCCATTTAGCATAGCGCGGCAGCTTGGCATTGAAGTCCTGTTCTGCGAGGACTTCGGCCCTCTGAAAGGGATGTATCGGGTGATCAAGCGCAGCCGTTTTATCTTCATAAACGAAAACCTAAGCGGTCAGATGCAACGGATCGTCTGCGCTCACGAGCTTGGGCATGACCAGTTGCACCGCAATCTGGCAAAAGGAAGCGCAATACAGGAGTTCATGTTATATGACATGACCACAAAGCCGGAGTATGAGGCGAACATCGTTGCCGCAGAAATCCTGCTCGACACCGATGAGATTCTTGAGTACATCTACGGCTATGGCTATACATCCGAACAGATCGCACGGGCGATGGAAACGGACATTAACCTTGTCGCATTGAAAATCGCCCACTTGGCGGAAACCGGGTATGACCTCCGGCGCATTGAACATAAAAGCGACTTCCTGAAATAAAGACTTTACGATGGAGGCGACGAACGATTTGAACTATGACGCTTATCTTGCCCGTGCCATAGCGATTTTTAACGACAAGATGGATGCTGGCTTCGCCGAGGACGGCATCATCCTTACCTGTTTCATAACCGAAGATCAGGAAGAAATTTTTGAGCAGTTTTGCTCCGAGTATTTTCCTTACCGGCTGAACGACCGGTATCAGGAGGAAGGCTATTTTGATTTCCGGGCGTCCTCTTTTATCGGAATGGATAACGGCGGTAAGGACGGCATCCTGCTCCGCACGGACATACCCTACCAACCGGTGGAACTGCTCCATATCTTCCTACATGAGCTGGCGCACATCTACTGCGCTCACCACGAATTGGACGGAAAGAGCTTCTATGACGAATACTGCGAAGACTACGCGCAGACCAAGGAAGAAGACGGTATCATCAACGCGGGCTACGCAGTTTGGCGTGAGTGCATTGCGGAGATTATCGCCATTGAGCTTGACGATAGCTGCGAAATCGTCTCCCTCAAGGAGAAGGCAGATGTACTCCGGCAGCTCAAAGGCGAAATTGAGCCGGTAGACGGTAAACTTGCAGTCAGTGAAATTCTGACGGCTGTTATGACCAGCTCAGAGATTGAGGCATCCCAAACATGGGAGAAAGCAGAAACGGCCATCCTTAGCCTGAACCTGTTCGATACCCCGCCGGAGATGGATTTGTTCCGCCTTGTCTATGCACAGCTCCGAACCACTTTTCTTGAGATCGATGTGGACTTCATCCACGAGCTGGGCTATCTATACTTAAATATTCTTTCTCTGGCTGTCATCCGCAATTTGCGCCAAAACTGATTTGTTAAAGTTGGGAGTGAGTAAACCGATGGAGAAAATGGAGAACATTGTATTCGACCGTAACTATGAAGAAGACAAGCCCGACCCACTGGCTCAAGCAATTTTTGACCGGGTGAACGCGCCCGGTGGCTTTTTAGAAGAGTTTTCAAAGAAGATGGATGCTATCCCAAAGGTGATAGTCCCGAAGGATAAGGAAAACTACGAGTATTTGTTGGAAAGATGCGATGAGTTTGCAAAGCGTCATCATGGTAAGATTCATGGTGTCGTTGACTTTGAGCATTGGGACGCCCACATCGACCTGACGCTGCCTATGCTTGAGTTTGATGATTCGGAGGATATGTCGCTCCTAAAAGACATCGGGGAAAAGGCACATTATTGCTGCATTACCACGCAGGAAGACGGCAAGTTCCGTTTTCATGTTATGATCAATTATTTTGAGGAAATCATGTCGGAGGAATACGGCGACTATCTGAAATTTGAAACGCTTGCTGAGGATGAAGAGCTGGCGGCTATGCTCAATATGGGTATCAGCGAAGAAGATGAAGCCGTTGTCCGTTTGATTGGGGAAATCCTCGACCGGTTTGACAATGAAACTCATGTGGACAAGACCACCGCATTTAAGGCAGTAGCCAGCTACTTAATTCAGAAAGACCCTGACGCAATCAGTTATGAACTGATTGCCGCCACGCTCACCGCCTTATTGGAAAAAGTATTGGACGATGAAAAGCACAAGGAGGACTGAACCATGAAATATCTTCTCTACCGCTCTTTTGGAAATCTTGAGAAGGATGTCAAGAAGCACGAATTGGTTGCCGTTGAGTATGGGAAGGACATTGGCGATGTGACCGATGCGCTGATTAAAGCGGCAGCGGATGACCTTGCCGGTATGCCGGAATATGAGCGCTGCGAAACAGCGGCCTATGCGCCGGAGCCGATTAAAGACTTTCGGAAGGTACGGCGCTATCAGTATGAGATGACGGGCATTGTCTATCCACCGAATGCCGATAAGAACATCCTGATTGACTTTGGCATTGTAGAGGCGGATGAATAAGCAGAGTGTTTGCCTCCTGCTTAGGTCAGTTTACAAGGAACTACACGCAGACCACGAAACGGGGGCTGCTGACAACAAATAAAGGCTGAGTATCAAGCACCGAAAAAGTGCGAGATATTCAGCCTGTTTTGTTGTCCGGGGTTTCCAAAGGGGCTTGCCCCTTGGCACACGACTTTGCTTGCAAAGTG